TAATCCTGCCGCGCAACGTAGACCAAAGGTAGTTTACTGAGATCTGTTTTCAGTTCTTGCACCGCCGACCACAGTTCACGGGCAAACCATCCGGCCACCGTTAAAGCAGCGCCGAATAGGATGTTGAGTAGATGCTGATCCATTATCGTCCTGCTTGTAGCGCTTGCTGGAATTGTGGGTTGACTGCCGCATTAGCACGGAGAAATTCTTCAAATGCGCTTTGCTGCTGGTTGGCTAGTTGGTTGGCGGCTAATGCGCCGGTTTTAATCCCTTGGTTGGCGCGTAGCTGGTTGGCTACAGCAGCCGCACCGGCTGGCCTAGCGGTTAGCGCAGCAGCCGCCAAGCGTTGGCCTGGTGCTGAGTACAGCGCAGGGCCAGCAAGCATTCCTGCGGCAATCGCTGGGTAACCAGCGCCTGCTGCACCGCCTGATGCAATCAGTGCCGCCAGTGACCGATAAGGTGTGCCGGAGTCCGGCAGCTTGTTGCCCAATATTGTTTTTGCTGGTTCAGATAAGTCTTGCATCAGCGCTTCGCCGGTAGCAAACCTTGACTTGTCTTTGCTTTTATCCATAGCCCGCACTGCGCTTTGCAATTGGGCCGGCGAAAAAATACCTTCTTCAGCACCAGTTAAAGCAGCAGCTTTTTCAACTCGCTTAAAGTTTGCGTATCCGGTGTCAATTGCTTTCAATTCTTTTGAAAACTGAGGATTGTTTCGGATAACTAATTGACGGACTTGGTCTTGCGCTTCTTTCAAAGCATCACCAATCAATCGTTGATCTGCATCTGTTGATGCGCCAAGGCGACTAATTGTTTCTCGCAAATCACTTTGCACTTGTTTTAACGTTTGCCCTGTGATAACGCCTTGTCCTTGAAATTTATTTAATACGTTGCCGTCTATCCATTTGTTAAAAAAGTCTTTAGAAGCCTGGTTGATTGCTCCACCATCCACCATGTTTCTTAAATTAGCAATTTCAGTCTGAAACGGTGTGTCTTGCATAACCTTCATCTTTGGCAACAACTTGCCATATGCGTCATCTAGCTTGTCAGACACAAATTGCACCGCTTCGCGGCCAGTAGTGCCTGATGGCAATGATGAGCCAATCGGTTTCAATGCTCGATTGAAAGCGGCAGTGCTTAATTGCTCAACTGCTCTGCCTTGCGCCGATTTGATGTAATCACCAATGACGGGAATGCTAGTCAAACCTTCCTCAAAACGCTTGTAGCCACCGCCAAGAATTTGGCCTGTAGTGGGCGTAACGCCTTCAGCCATAAGCGCTCTGACGCCAGGGTCAACCGTTGGGCTAACCATTGCAGCAGCAGGACGGGTAAGCATATTGATTGGGTTGATGACATCACCAGCCCTAGCATAAATCCTACCAAGTTGGTTTGGCAAAACACCCATGTTGGCGGCTCTAAGCGCAGCACCGCCACCGCCTAACAGCGCAGATACATCACTGATAGGACGAAACGGATCCTGCTCCATAGTCTTTTGGAACTCTGCGCCTGAGCTATAAGGTCTGACAAATTCTTGACCCGCAGCGCTTGCCATTGCTTGCGCCCGCTGCAATGCTGCAGGGTTACCTAGCGGGTTGTAAGGTGATGTCTCAATAGCCGTTAGACCGCGTTGCACCGGCCCTGGCAGCGCCTTGTACACACCGCCCGCCACAATGTCGCTAATACCTTGCGCGGACTGCACTGGGCTTGATACGACATCCACCAAATTGCCAATAGTGTTCTTGTACAAGCTAGGGAAGAAACTACCAGCAGTCGCAAATGGGTTGTAGCCTGCGGGTTGCTCTGCTTCTACCGCTGGTGCTGCGGCTGGCGCTCCAACGCGGGCAGCGGGCATACCTTCACCAACTGGTGCGCCTTTTTTGCCACCATCAACGCCAACCACATTCTTACCAAAGTCCTGCTGGGCGCGTTGCTGCACCGCAGCAGGCGTCAAATCATCAGGCGCGTTTTGATAGACATGGGTTGTCCCATCTTCAAATGTGATTGTGATATTGCGTGCCATTACCAATTGCTCACAGTTGCGGGTGCTGCCTTACTTTTACCGGAAAGAGTGGGACTAGCTTTATATCCTTGATCTTCCCCATAAGTTTCGGATAACCCTTGTTGATTCAATTTTGCCCATTTCAGCATTGACTCAAGTTTGGTCTTAGCATTGTCTGCCCTATCGGTTGGGGTAGGAATAAATCCCAAACGCTGCATTTCGCCTACAGACACAGCAGACCCGCTGCGATCATGTATTACCAAAGAACCAATGTCGCTAATCGCTGACCTTGCCGCTACACCTTTAGGATCCATTCGGTCTAACGCTTGACCTGGTAAAAGATTTTTTAATCCAATCGCATCAGGATTCTTTTTAATCAAATCCAACGCTTCTTGAATTCGTTTAATTGACATATCGTTTGTGCTAATGGCAGTATTGATATGGGCAGGAATAGGTTTAAGCTTTTCCTCTTTAGCAACGGAACTGGCAGGAATTAAACCTTCTTTAATGGCACGTGCAGTTGTTACAGTAATGACTTTCTTGCCAGTAGGGTCAGCGGGGTCTATAACTAGCATTGAACCCGTAGGCATTTTTTCGCCACCAGCACCGCCCTCACCAGCTTTTTTGACCGGAACCAAATCTGAATATTTGCCGCTTGCAACAAACTTCTCTATGGAAGCTGGCGTAAAGTCATTCGGGTTGACATTGGCGATATTTTTGCTGTCTTTAGCTTTTTCTGGCCTCAACACTAAATCAGCATAATTGCCACTTAGCGCAAATGCTGCTACAGACGCCGGTGTATAGCTGTCAGGGTTGACATTGGCAATTGTTCTGTCTACTTTGTCTGCTTTGGATGGTTTCAATACCAAGTCACTGTAGTTATTACTTAACGAAAATGCTGCTACAGACTCGGGCGTGTAGTCACTTGGATTGACATTGCCAATCAGCTTGTCTACCTTATCGGCCTTAGCTGGCTTCAGCACTAAATCGCCATAGTCGCTACTAAGCGAAAACGCTTTTACGGATTCCGGTGTGTAGTCAGATGGGTTGACATTGCCAATCAGTTTGTCAGCTTTACCAGCCTTGGCAACCAAGTCAGCATAATTACCACTTAAATTAAATGCCGCAATAGACGCCGGTGTGTAGTCAGATGGGTTAACCGCCCCAACTAGCTTGTCCGTCTTTCCGGCCTTGGCAACCAAATCGCCATAGTTCCTAGACACCAAAAATGCTTTTACAGAATCTGGAGTGTAGTCAGATGGGTTAATAGCAGCAAAAGTTGAATCAGCTTTTCCAGGCTTTAGCGCTTGCTCGTAAGCCTTCATCAGCAATTCACGTTTCGATTTCCAACCAGGTGCTGACCCGTAAGTGCGGTCGCCTTTTTCAATTTCTTTCTTCAATGCGTCGGCGTTTTGCAACGCACTAGCTACGGCGGGAATCATTGCGTTAACCGCAGGCGCAGCGGCAACTGCTGGAGCCAAAGCGTTAACTGGCTGCGGAAGCATAATGGCTTCTCTGCCGCTTAAATATTGCTCTTCGGATACTGGTTGTCCCCCGATAGAAAAATATGGCCCTACGCTGCCGTCTGGCATCTCTTTTGTCCCCGCCACAAATCTAGATAAAGCCGAAGCTACATTAGGCGCAGGCGTTCCAGGCGCAACCATTGGCGCAGCAACATTGCTGACGCTAGGCGCAACTACAGCAGGCGCACCAGTAGGCGTAGGCACAACCGTAGCGCCGCCTTCATCTTTCATGAATTGCGCTTGTTGCCTAAACGCCATCAGCTTCTGAGATGCGTCTAGCAAATGCCCGCCAATAGCTTGAACTTGCGGATTAGGATGTTGCAACATTTGCATCGCGGCTTCTGATGGATCTGTTGGCGCTTTTCCATCTGAATTCTCTGCTGCTTTAGACATAACGCCAGTAACAAAATCATGCGCCTGTTTTGCTTGGTCATATGTCAGCTTGGTCGACGCAGCGCGAAATTGCTGCTCTTGAAACCGCAACGGCGCTAGTTGCCGAGCCTCTTGCATCTGCATCTGTGCAAGCTGGTTTTGCGTGTCGTTAGACTGTAGCTGCGCCAACTGGTTATAGCTGGCTATAGGGTCACGATACTGAACCTGTAGGGGCTGGACGCCCAATGCTATGCGTGGATCAATAGGCATGATGTATCCGATCTATCCGTAGTAACTAGACGCATCAGATGGTGCGCCAATGTATCCTGGCGGTGCGCTATACCCACCCGTACCGCTTTGCCGTTTCAAATAATCATTCAGCATATTTTGCTGCTGCTGATTTTGGCTGTAGCTAAGATATTGGCCTAGCCCACCTGTAATTGCGTTAGCGCCGCCAACGTATCCAGATGCTCGAGCAGCAGCAGCATCAGTCATGCCGCCAGCAGTAGCGTTTGCGCCCGCCATGCCATAGTTGCCCACATTAGACGCCATGTTCTGACCAGCAGCGCCTAGACCAGCAGCAGTAGTCTGGCCCATTCCGGTCAACGATTGCAATGGGTTAAGTCGCGCGGCACGCTCTTGTTGATAACGGTTGAATGCGTTGGTGTACTCTTGCGATCCCATCTCTTGACCAAAGCGTGTAGCGGCCTTCATAGCGCCGCCGGAGATCAGACCGCCGCGTGCAGCCGCCGAACGCTCCAACGCCTTTTGGCCTTCCGACAGCCGAAATCCGTAGCCTGGGTCAGCTTGAAATTGCTCTTGACCAAACGGCGTGTACCGAGAGGCTTGCACCAACTCGGGCAAGGCATTGACGCCAGCCTCGTAGAACGGTTGCTGACGCTGGACGTTTTCGCGGTACTGTTGTTGCTGCAAGTCTGCCGCATAGCGGGACGCAGCGGATTGCGTTTCCGCAGCGCGTTGCGCTGCATCGGCTTGTTCTCTTCCTGCCTTATCGGCAGTGTAAGCGCCAAGTAACGCGCTTCCACCTATTGCTGCGGCCATCATCCAAGGCATATCAAACTCCTTCGCTCATAGCTTGAGCAATGTTTCTAACCTGAGAGTTATCCACAGGCGCTATAAGAACTTCGTCTATTTCGTCCTCATCGGTGCAGTCAGTTGCATGGACGCAATACCACACCACATCTGTGAGTGATTTTACGCCGTGATGCTTGCCTGCGGCAATACTAAGGCACGCAGGGGCGTGCAAAACAGATTTTTCACCGTCAACCACCAATTCAATCGAACCGCTGGCCAAGATGGACAAGTGGCTGTGCTTGTGTATGTGCTGAACCAACCAGCTATTGGCGGGAATGCGTGTTTCTTTGGCATACACGCCGCTGGAAAAATGATGCTTGATCATGTCACTTCCCTTCCGCTGACGCGCATATTGATGGCGCTTGCCGTGCTGGCAATGGTTGAGATGAACGCGCCGGAGCCTAAGATTTGGCCTACCAACTCAGGAAATATGTAGGTCTCGCTAGCGGCAAGTGACTTGGCCTTGACAATCAAGTTGCTGTCGTCTGGCGAGTAGGTCTGAGTCACCAGGTTGACGCTGATGGTCGCCGTAGATCCGCTGATGTTGGTGGCCGTGAACTTGTCAATGATGGTCGTTACGTTAATTGCCGTGTATTGCGTGGTCTGCGCCGCATCAACAAACTTGGCTGGTACTAGAGTTTTGGCAGTTATGGTCATACAACACTCCAAGTGGAACCAGTGGAAACGGTAACTGTGATTCCGGTGGCGACAGATATTGGGCCAGCCGACAATCCATTGTTACCCGCAGCTATAGTGTAGTTGGCTGACACTGTGCTGCTGTTAACTTGTATGCCGTTACTTGAGATAACTGCTACCGCCGTAAGTTCGCCGGTTGACGGCTTGTACAACAAATTGGCGTTGCTTGTGTAGACCGTAGACGCTGTGCCCGACGTGGCAGAAAAGAATGCCGGATAAAGATTGCTTGCGGTTGCAACATCATTGCTGATGGTAATACTAGACCCGCCGCCGCCCGCCGCCCAGGACGCCGTTGTGCCGTTAGATGTCAACACATAGCCAGTTGCGCCAATGCCCAAACGGGTGGCGTTATTTACTCCACTACCGATGATCAAATCACCAACGGATGTAATGGGCGACAAAGCATTGAACGCGGTGCTTGCTGTAGTCTGACCCGTACCGCCGTTGGCTATCGCTACCGTGCCGGTGACATTTGATGCTGTACCCGTAGTGTTTTGGTTAAGCGTAGGAATATCTGCCGCAACGATTGCGCGGAATGTAGGCACGCCCGCACTTCCGTTTGGTGCGGCCAAGACATAGTTTGCAGTCTTGGAGGCATAAGGGTTTTGCGTGTCGCCATAGCTTGCGGCCAAGCTAATTGCGGGCGTTGTGCCGCCAGACGATACAACAGGAGAAGTTCCTGTTACGCTAGAAACAAGCCCAGTGTTTGTCGTTGCAATTGTGATTGACCCGCTTCCGTTGGTTACGGTAATTCCTGACCCAGCCGTTACGGTGGATAAAGAATACCCTGTTCCATTTCCAATTAACAACTGCCCCGCAGTCGGCGCGGTAGTTAAAGCTGTACCGCCGTTAGCAATCGGCAAAGCAGTGCCTGAGTAGCTTATGGCTAACGTGCCCGACCCTGTGATGGGGCTTCCAGATACCGATAAAAAAGCTGGGACGGTAGCTGCAACGCTAGTCACAGAACCGGATCCTTTACCGTTAAAAGTATTCCAGTCTGTGCTGGTCAAATAGCCGCTGGTAGTCGTGTTTGCCGCAGCCATTGAGATGGCAGGCGTTGTGCCGCCAGACGATACAACTGGGGCAGTGCCCGTTACGCTTGTAACTGTGCCGCCAGTATTGCTGGAATTGATTGTCTGATTTGGCCAAGTTCCGGTGATGGTGACGTTGGTTCCCGCCACCAAAGCCGGTGAGGCCGTGCCAGTGCCGCCATTGCCCACCGCAAGCGTGCCACCAAGGGTAATAGCGCCGGTTGTGGCTGTGGCGGGCGTAAGGCCCGTAGAGCCGCCGCTAAACGAATCCACGCCAGAACTGGACAAGATATTTTTTAAGTCGCCAGCACTATTGACAACTTGCCAAGCGCTGCCGTGCGTGTAGGTCAGCTTATCGCCCACCAACAAGGTGACCGAAATAATCTTGTAGTTGGTTGCCGTATCCAGCAACTGGATCGTAACAGTCTGAGACGCTGAATCTGTGTTCAGCACGGTCACCATGTCAATGTCACGAATGACAGACGCGGCGGGGGCCGAACAGATGGTTACGACAGTTGTGCCATTGGAATTTGCAAGCTGGGTAGAGCCTAGATAAGTGGTTGATGTCTGGTCTGAATAAGAGACAATAATTTGCAAAGGTGCAGTGACTTGCGCCCCACCAAGAAACAAGGTGAGCGATCTGTTTACCGTGTCAAGTCTGATCATAATTTACCCATGCGCCGCAGCAAAAGCATAAGTGGTGGAATTACTTGACCCACCGCCACCTGTGGCCCATGTTGCCGTAGTTCCGTTAGATGTCAATACATACCCATTTGCGCCGATACCCAAACGGATTGCACTATTGGATCCGTTGCCAATAATTAAATCGCCAGTGCTGGTGATGGGCGATAGGGCATTAAACGCAGTAGTAGCCGTAGTTTGCCCTGTACCGCCGTTAGGGATGCCTAAAGTGCCGCCGAGGGTGATAGTCCCACTTGACGTGATCGGGCCTCCTGTGGCCGTTAAGCCCGTTGAGCCGCCGGATACATTGACCGATGTGACTGAACCTAAACTTTGCGCTGGCGGTGGCCCAAGCTGCAAGTCATCCAATGAAGTCTGATTGCCGCCGCCGCCCGTCAAAGTGAACAAATTGAGGAAAAACCTATACCACTCACGCGACATCAATCCTGTGCGTTGGTCAATAAAATCTACCCGTGATGACGGGATATTTGTGACGTTGACTTGGTTAGGCATTTGTTGGGCTCAATATCAGTTCAGCACCCATGATGGCAATCTTTACCGGGTCAGTACCAGACACTTCGTAAACCCTATCGCGCAGCTTGAGCGTCATGCCCAGCCGCCGCCAAAAGACGCGCTGGTAGTACGCGCCTATCTTACCCATTGATGACCAATGTTCGTTACTCCAAGTGTGCCCGCCGTCATCCGACCAACGCAGCATAGCTTGGGGATCAGAGCCTTGGCCGTCATTTAGACCAACGCCTGACTCGCAATTCAATTGCAAACTGTGATGCGCGGTGCGCTTGAGATTGTTTTGCCCTGTGGGCAGGGCGCGCCATGAGCGCAGCCACTTTTGGATGTCTCCGTTGTCGGCGTAGACATTTAGGCTCATTTTGTAAATGTTGCCGTTTTCAAAGTCACCCACAATGGTGTTTCCAAGAAAATTGCATTGGCAATTGCTGCGGTGGCGGGTGAACTCGCCATTGAGCCATCCAGCACGTTCGTGCCATGCTTGAGTTGCAACATCGTAAACCCAAGTGGCATTGCCCGTTGGAAATGTCAACACATAGAAAGCGTGGCCTTCTTGCTGGTAGGTGTACGCAATAGCGTCTGAAATGTCGCTGTATTGGGCAATTGCGTACTCAATGGCGTGGGTAGAGATGCGTTGGCCGGTGTAGCCATTAGCGCGGTAAACAATACCTTGGCCGCGCGCGTCGGTTCCCAACCAAAACAAGCCGTTGGCTAGCTTGGCGATAGAAAATGCTGCAACGCAACCAATTTCGTTGAACGCGCCTTGGATGCGGGTCAGCGGGAAATCAGGCAATCCAGCGTCGTACCAAACTTCCACCGAGTCAGTGCCAAACAGCCAGGCTTCGCGGTGGTCAACAATAAGGCCCACCAACCCGTCAGGCGAACCTTCTGCGCTTGCAAAATCAAGCGGGTCAACCGATAGGCCGTCCAACAAGGATGTCACCCATACGCGCTGGGCGTCTGGCTCGTTGAAAACAAAGTACCCATCCAAATAGCCCACCGTCACCGCGCCTGGAAAGTCAGGATCGGTAATTTGGGCAAAGACGTTGGTGACCTCGTTGTAGATGTAACTGTCGGGGTTGCAAGCAAAAAATATCTGCGTGCCATTGTCCGCAATAGACACCGGCCCTGTGCCTGACACCGTGCCCAACAAGACCGGATCGCCGGTCATGGTAGACATTTTGTAGACCTCGTTACCGGACACAACGTAGAAGTCGCTGCCGTTAGTCTGGTGCGCCCACAAAGCACGGATTGGGCCTGTGCCTACAGACTGTAAGTACTCTAGCCCAGGCGCTCGGTTAAGGTAAGCGGCGGTCTGTCCGTTGTCCGGTGTCATCTCTGGAAACAGATTGACCATCCGGTTGTCCGCAGCATTGATACTGCGGGCGACATAGGACGCGCCGAGTATCGGGGTCTGCATCAGTAGTTTCCTGCGTAGATGTTGAACCGCTGGCGGCTTGCCACAATTGCATAAGGCATCGACATCACATCATCAGGGTTGTTGATGCGCTTCAGATTGCGTTTGCTGGTCATGGCAATGCGGGTCACTTGCGGGCTAGGCTCAACGCCAAACTCGGGCGCAATTTCCATCGCCAAGTTATAGGTGAACGCCCGCAGATAACCTGGCGGAAACAAGATGTCGGTTGTAAGCGTAGCCGGTTGCGTTAGTTCTTCAACGCTAATAAAGTGCCATTCCAAGTCCCGCGTGGGCTTGGGATAGATGTACATATCAATGTTGGGATATGTCATATTGACAAATATCACCTGAGGATATGTGGATGTCACCGTCTTAACAGCAATCCCGTCGTACTGCTGCTGGTTGATTGCTTTTATGCCAAAGCTGACATTGGTGCTTGGGTCGCGGTAGTAGGTTGCGTCATCCAGCAAGATAGGCCGGTTGCCAACAAAGTCGCCGCTTGGGCCAAGCGTGCGGTTGATAAAACCGGCAGGCCAAGTAAACATTTGGTCTTGGGTGCTGAACACCGCCAAACGCTCGGTGTTCCATGAATCAATCATTTGATTGAGCGCCATCAGTGAGTCTTGCGACGCTGATGCGGAAGTAGTCTCGCCTTCGGCAAGGACGCCAAGCAACCGCAGTGCCCTATTGATTTGGTCACCCGCTGTATAGGTCGCCATAGCTAGACTCCTTCTAGTTCAACTTTTCTACGCCGCTTTACTTCCAGGACGTTCACAGGAGCCGCCAATTCAAAATCAGGCGTGTCCAAAGTATAGCGCACCCAACCGTTTTTCTCATCGGCTTCTGCTTCGAGTTCCATAGTCGCCACTTTAGCGCCGTGGATGGGATGCTTTAGGTATATGACCATAGGTTAGAAAGGGGGCTTGTGGCCCCCTCCTTTTTAGCTTGCGCCGTGGATGATGGAAAAATTGATGATTACCGCTTCAGAATATGAAGTGGAAGCAGTCAAATTACGCAACGTGATCAACGCAGAGCCAGCAGCCAAATACGAAACGTAAGTGGTGTAAGCCCCCGCAGCGCTACCAGTAGTGTTACTAGAGACGCACACAATGATTGTGTCATTGATGGATATTGAGCTGTTGGTCAAAATGAACGACACTGCGGTGGCTCCGGCCAACGCTGCATTGTTCATGGTGATGCGGCCAGCACTGGTATTCAGCGTCACGCCCGTGGATTTGCTTGTGGCTTGCGTTACCGCACCTTGGGCTGCTGCGCTGTAGCCAATTTCTTGGCTTGCGTAACAGGTAGTAAATTCGGGGTCGCTATACGCAACGCCTACTGCTTGGGTATTTGGCATGATGTTTCCTTAAAAAACAGGGGCCGAAGCCCCCGTTAAGTTTAGGCAATACGATACACAGTGTATGCAGCATCGCCGGTTTTGCGGAACAAGAATTGTCCTGCACCGCCAACGCCTGCGGCGCTACCAGTAATTGCAACAACCAAGTTACCAACCGCAGTGATGCCGGTTCCAACAGCCATCGTAATCAGGCCAGTTGAAGTGCCCAAGTTAATGACGGTCAGTTCAAACGTGCTGTTGACTTTTGCGTTGGTAAACACCGCGTCAATTGCCGCAGCAGTTGGGAGCGTGTAAGTCGCTGCCGTAGTCGACGGGTTGCCAACCAAGATGCCGCCAGTGGTTTGTGCAACGGTCAGAGTGGCCGTAGCAGTCGCCGTATTAGGCGCTGCTTGAACGCCCATAACGATTTCATTGGTGTTGCCGTCGGTGAATTGATACCCACCACCAGAATTAGGAATAGCCATGATAATTTTCCTTTAGAAAGAGTTGATTAGCCCCACAGACGGCAAGCCATCTGAGGACGAATGGTGCTGAAACCATACAAAACGTCGATACGGCAAGGCATACGGTCGTTGTTGATGTCGTACTGACGAACAACGCGCAAGCTGATACCGTTGTGGACGGAACGTGCAGCCATGTCAACGCCCTGGGGCAGCAACAGGTCAGCGGTAGCAAAAGTGATCGCATCCTTGTGGTAGATCAAGTTTTGTGGATACTGGGTGCTTGCAGTGCCGATGAACACAACGGCTTTGCTGGTGGCAGGCAAAGTCAGCATGGTCGCCAGTGCGCTAGCAGCGGAGTACATGGGAGCCACGGTCACAGTAGCAGTAGTGGTGCTGGTCGAAGATGCCAAGGCCACAAACTGGAACAACGAACCGGTGGATTCACGGGTTTGTGGGTTCACAGCGTAGCAATCAGCAATCGTAAACACATCACCAACAGCAATCAATTCACCAGAGCCAACGGTCAGGGTCAGGGTAGACGAACCTTCAGTTGTCACAGCAGCGCCGGTAGTGTTACCGGTAGCAGCGCGAGTGCCGGTGGTGTGTTGCTTGATGGACTGAGACATATTGATCTCGTCATACCCCAACACGCCAGTACCCATCATGCCGTTCTTGAACTGCTTGCTGATAGTGTCGGTGGGATTGAACAGACCCTTCATGCCTTCAACCAGACCAGCGTTAGCAGCGGGGTTAACCGTTGCGTAGCGTGGCGACATCACGGCAGCAGATTCGTTCAGCTTCTGCTGGGCTTGCAACAGCACCAACGAAGTGGACGGGGTAGTGCCAGGAGTGCCGACCGATTGGCCAATGGTCTTGTAAGCATTGGCAACGTCAGCATCAATGCTGGAGGCCAACTGAGAGATACGCGGCTTAAGAACACGCTCTGCAAAATCGTCCAATTGCATGGTCAACTCAGCAGACGTGAAGTTCACGCCGATGTGCTTTTGCGAGGCAACGGACAGGGTTGTGAACTGCTCGTTATCGTCCTGCACTTGCAAGGCAGCGCCGTCGGTAACCAGAGCGCGGTCAGGCAGACGAATACGCAGAGTGGAACCGATCTTCGCACCTTCGACAGCAAAGCTGTCGTCGTACTGACGGTTTACGTTACGGGTGAGTACCAAGTTGTTCTCGAGGATTTCGAGCGCCTTCCGGGTAATCATGTCAATTGTTAGGATGCTATTAGCCATGGAAAAAGTCCTTAAAAAAATTAGCGGTTAGCCTGCGCTTCCCACTTCTTACGCTGCCGTGCCCTTTCGGCTTCAATCCACTGCGAATCAGTCATGGTCTTGATAGACCGTGGATCCGTAGTGTCATAGGCCGGTGATCCAGTGGATCGGGCAGAGACAGGCGAAATAGGTGCTGGCGCTGACGATGTACGTTTCACGGGCGGGTTTGATGCCAATTTGGCCTCAATCCGTCCAATCTCTTTAGCCTGAGCGAGTGGCGACAGACGGGAAATGCGGTCTGCTTCCTTGGGGTTTGTGCCGAGATGGTATGCCAACTCAGGCCCAATATCCGAGGATTGGATCGCTTCTGCCATCACGTTGGTGATTGGAAGTTTGGGGTTGTACGCGACTTGTTCAAAGTCCTCGTATTTGCTCCGTGCTTCTTCTTCCCGTTCGTGATAGCTTTCAAGAACTTGCGACTGTTGCTTTGCTGCTTCACGCTGTGCAATCAACTGTTCGGCTTTTTGATAGGCCAGCGCGTCGGCGTAAGCCTCCGTGCTTTCAAATTGATCAACAGACTGAACCGGCGCGGCTCTTAACGTCTGCGTTTCCGCAACACGTTGCGCTTGTTCCCGTTCCCACTTCCTTTGCTCTCTTGCAAGGCGTTTGCCGATTGCAGCGTCCAATTCTTCCTGTGTGAAAGTTTTAGATTGCTGTTCTTCAGCTACTTCCGGCGCATTAACTTCGGTCTCAGGTGCAGCCGTTGCAACCTGTTCCGGCGCGGGGTCAACTACCGCTAGGTTTTCTTCTGACATTTTTGATTCCATAGAATCCCTGGTGAACGCACCAGTACGTTTTTTGGGTTATTCGTATGCGACTGTAAATGCGGCTGATGTACCGGCCAAAACAATATACAGCCCCTTGTTGAAGAACAATCCCGCAGGAATGTTCAGATATGTGGTTGCGGCCGACACGCTAAAAGTGTCCGAAATTTTCGGATCGCTGGTGCTGGAGGCTTGCGAGTCATAAATGGTGAGCGTACCGCTGCTGGACGCCGACACAAAGATTCCATAGAGTTTGCCAGCGCCGACCTTGACTTGCTTGGTCGCAGCCATTTGCATATAGTTTGCCATGATGTTTCCTTATGCCAAAAAGCGTAGTTTATACAGGGTTGATAGATACAGTTCAACGATATTGTCAATCAACTGCTGAAGCGAAGAGTCGGACTTGTCCACAACCTCGTACCGGCATTTCTCAATGTCATCTAGTTGACCTTGCAGAAAATCAATAATGTTGGCCGTCTTGGTGGCTGAGTGCAACGTGATCGGCCCCATTAAACCGTGCCGACCTTGGTAGGCTTCGGCAAACGCATCCGCGTGGTCAATGATGCTATCGTAAAAGGTGTTCAACGCAACGTGCTTGGAGTAGCTGCGCGTGTTCAGATGGACGCTGTGCGCCACATCACGGGCGAGAAATAGCATTCCTACGAAATCGGCGGCTTTGTACATCATTGGGGCATTCCCATCGGTTGTTGTTCCATTGGCATCTGCTGTTCCATGCCTTCCATTGGCATCTCAGGGCCGGTATCCATGTCGCGCCCAGGCATCTCGTTAACTAGGTCGCCAGAAGTAATCATGCCATGCACCGTGCCCAGCACAACGTCTTGAATCTGTTCAAACGTCATACCAGCTTGCACCGCAGCAATCCGCTGAGTCTCAGCCTGATACGCCTTCACTTGCGCCTCAAAATCCTTGCGGTGCATATCCTGCATCTCAATGGACTTGCCAGCGTTGATGATCATCTGGTGCATCTGCTCCATCTCTTGGCCCATCGCTTGGATCTGCTGCTCGGCGGCTTGCAACTCGGGCGGCTTATCGCCATCCTGCATCAGCTTCGGATCAATGGTTTTCGCAAAGCGTTTTGCCATCTCTTGAGCGCCCGGCCAGTCCATATTCTTCACAAACAGATCACCGGCCACTTGCCACAGCTGCGGGTTGCCTTGTAGCAACTGCGCCATCGCTTCCAACGCCTCTTGGCGCTTGGTCGCGTACCCTGGTCCGGTGGTGACCACTACGTCGTACTTGCCAACGGATGGGTTGTAGATCTTGTCGATCACAATACCCTCTTGATTGACAATCTTCTTGACTGGCTCGGCCTGCATCGGATCAATCTTGACCATGTCGGTCTCGCCGTCCTCGCCAATAATCCGCGCCACCCGCTGGGTGTCGTAAATCTTGGGGATCAGGTCAACCAACTGCCGGGTGATGTGCCGCACGCCGCGCGCCAGGTTGTCGCCGTAGTGGTAAGTACCAACATCACCCTCACGCTGACGCGCAAGAATCGCTCTTCCTGAGCGTTCGTTGGAACTCATGCCCAAAGATGCGTTGTATTGGCCGGTGGACGCTTTTATGTCCTCGGACGCGCCAGCTTTTGCCTGCAACAACCCGCTGGACGCCATTGGCGGCTGGGCACGTTGCGGCAGGGGCAAAATGCTGCCGGATCCATCGGTGACGTCTGGGTTTACTTCCAAGTACGGCCAGTTGGTCGTGTTTGCGGTCTTCCACTGGGTCTCGTAGCCCTCAAACTGACCGCCGTAGCCAATAAATGGCGCTTTTGGAGCCAAAGCCAGCATTTCTGCCTCTTGACTGACCCAATAGTTGTACATTCGTTGCGCGTCTTTGGCATTTCGCACAATTCCTGACACATACAGACGCCCGTCAACCTCAAATTCGTTGCCGACAATCCGCACAACGGGGATGTACTTGCCCGCCCACTCGCGCTCTTCCAGTATTTCGTAGCCGTTGATCTTGCAGTACTTGATCTTGCACCGATCAGACTCGCGTGACTTGGTTGGCTTGCCAAACTGAGACTTCAGCAGCTTATCTTCGGGCGAACCCTCAAACGCCGTAATGTTCCCTGGGTACAGATTCAGCGTTTCGCGGTCATAGTCAACGTAGTAGTAGTCCGCAATGCGGATCGTGTCTTCGTTGAGCCATTGAGACAGATTCTGGTCACCGACGCCCAGCGACTGCAAGGTCGTGATA